CTCACAAGACGGCGACTCACTAAACCGTTTGCTATTCGCTGAGTTTGGTAACGAAATTCCATTCATCATCAACCCAGGCGGCGGAACCATCGGTGCAGACAACCCTGCCTACACCGGCACCCTGATTGTAAACGAACTACCACCACTATCGCTTACTTCCAACGAAGAAGTTTCATTCTCGGTTACCTTGAGAGTAAAGAACACTGGTCTAGACGTAGCTTCAAAGCTCTACTATGGCCTAACCATCGACGTAACCCCATAGTCTTCTAGGTCGTTCCTGTGGCTTACAAACCTAAAGCAAACGAACAGGCTATCCAGGTGGATGGTCTTGCAGAATTATTTAGGGCCTTGAAAGCCATAGGAACGCCGGTAGAAGAAATCAAGGCTGCCAACAAAGAGTCCGGTGAACTTGTTGCTAGAACTGCTAGGAACATTGTTCCAGTGCAAAGTGGTGCTTTACGCAAAACTATCCGAGTTGCCAACGTTTCAACAAACGTAAAAATTCGAGCTGGTAGTGCCAGGGTGCCTTATGCCAACCCAATTCACTGGGGATGGTTCAGAGATCGTAAACGTGGCTTCAATCGCAACATTCTACCTAATCCCTTCATGTCTAAAGCACTTGGTTACACTAGAGAAGAAGTGGTAGCAAACTATGTTGCCAACATTCAAAAACTCATAAAAAAACATGAACCAACCAATAAAGGAAAATAAATGTCAATAGAAAACTTACCTGTATCCGTTATGGAAGAGCTTGAACTAACTTGTGGAGTGACACTTGACGTGTTATTCAACCAAAAGAAAAGGCATCCTTACGCTAACCGGGCAACAGTATTTTTATCGCTGCACGAAAAGGGTGAACCCCAGACCTGGGAAGCACTCGGAAAACTTACTCTTGACCAACTCTTCGCACTTATGGAAGATGAAGGTCAAGACGACCCAAAAGAGTAATTCGGGAAAAGCAAGCCAAGCGTATGGCCGAAGCTTGTATGTTTCTCCGAATCTCACCGAGTGAGTATCGCCAACTCACCGTTTTGGAACTCAACGCTTTTATGGAAGTGGCGACACCAAAGACCGACCTGACAGGACTTTTATAAATGGCAAGAGACAAAATGTTTGCCGAAGTTGTTATCGCAGGTTCTTACCGGAATCTATCGAAAGCAACTAAAGGTGCTACCAAAGAGATGCAGGGCTTTGGTAAGTCTGCCAAGAAGATTTCCATGGGTGTGAAGGCCGCTTGGGCTGGTGGTATCGCCATTGCCTTAGACTTCCTTTGGGATGGTCTCAAGAAGGTTGGTAAGGCTGCAGCTGAAGAAGCCCAATCGGTCGCTCTGTTGCAGGGTGCAATGGATAAATCTTGGAAAGCCACCGACACAATGTCAAAGGCTCAAGAAGAATTCATCCAAAAGATGTCTTATTCTGCCGTCATTGCCGACGAAAAACTTCGTCCAGCGTATGCGAAGCTCGTGCGATCCACTAAATCTTCTGAGAAGGCTCAACGGGCTTTTTCAATAGCGTTAGACATTGCTGCCGAAAAGGGTAAAGACATCAATGTTGTTAGCCAAGCGATGGCTCGTTTTCTGGCTGGTGACCAAAAAGCACTGAACAAGCTTGTCCCAGAACTTAGAAACGTTGGCGATAAGTTTGGTTACCTGGAGAAACAATACGCCGGTGCTGCTAAGACCATGCGTGATGCTAAGCCTTTTGAAAAAGTCGAACTTATCTTTGGCGACATTCAAGACCGTCTTGGCGGTTACATATTGCCTTATGTTCAAAAGTTTGCTGACTATCTTGCTGGCCCTGAAGCCAAAAAAATGATTGACAAAATGTTTGCCAGTGTGCAAAACATGTTTGATTATTTGGAAACTGCTGAAGGTAAGAAATACATTCAGGGAATAGCAGACGGCTTTATTGGTATCGGCGATGCTATGGCAAGCATGGCTAAGTATTTATCTGAAACAAAATGGTTCTGGGATGCAGTTTTTGCAGGCCAAGCAAATACACCTTTGGCAATTCTTGGTCGAGCCTTTGCTGGTGAAGACTTATTTGTTAAGCCAGGGGGAAACACACCAGCGGCAGCACCTGGGCAGAATAACAGCTCGGGATCTATTGTTTACAACATTTATGGTGTTGCTTCTGGTCAAGACGTTGTAAAAGCAATCAAGGGTGAAGCCACTAAAAAGGGTAGAACAGTGTTGGGCTTACTAACAAATGGCTAGCACTTCTAGAACTTATTTAGCCAGCGATTGGCAGGTTTGGACTTATGAACCTGTTGCCGGTAAGTTTCGTCTTGACTTCTCAGCTCTAAACGGCTCTGACGTGCTCGGAGCGGTTGGAGATGTTGGTGGAATGGCTGTTTTGGACATAGACATTAGTTACATTGGTTTGCAGGATGGTGAACGTCCAAGCCAATCAGTGTTTGGAATTGTTTCTCCTGGCACTGCAACTATTACCGCCAGTGTTACTGGTTGGGATAAAGCATTGGTGCAGGAACTTTACCCTGGCAAGTCTTTAGCAATTACGCTCAAGAATCAGGCCACCATTGACATCGACGTTTATGGCCGAAACAGTGTTTACTTTTTAGGTGTTATTGCTGGTTCAACTTTTACTGTTGATCCAATCAACTCGGTTACCACATTCAACATTGAAGGCTTAGACATTCTGGGTATGGCCCTGAACCAATCCATGGAAGTAAGCCGAAGCACTACAGCAACTAAAAGCTCTTCGCTAAACGCTGCACTAACCGCCAATTCAAACTTGTTTGATAGCCACCTAGAAATCATCACTAACGGTGATTTGACGGTCAACTATGAAACAACCACCACAGAAATACGTTCATTGGGTGCTTGGCTTGAAGATTGGATTCAAACACTTCTTGGAATACCTGCCCAGTATTACGCTTACCAACTTGGCAACCTAAAAAGAGTAGTGTCGCTCGACCCTTTACAGGTGCAACCAATCACCGGTGCAACGATCACTGGCGATGTAGTTACAAACTTGACTATGGAAACCGATGGTGCAGACGTTCCAACATCATTCAACCTAAGTAACAGCACATTAAGTTACAGTTTTGGGACATCGGAAGCCAACATTCTAAGTTTGCCAAGCCAATACACAGCAACTCTTGACGTAAACGGTGCCGGGCAGTTATCTCAAATTTCAGACCGAATCAGAACCTATGTTCCACGACTATCACCAACATCAATCACCGTCACCACAGCCACCACATACCAACCAATTGTTTTCGATAACGCTCAGGCTCAAAGCGGTGGCCAGTATTACTACCCAAACAACTGGTGGGCTAATGGAACAGACGTAAACGTTTATTTATCGTTCCTTGCTACCGGCGGTGTGACACCAAACTATTACACTAAAATTGTGGGCCAAAGCCACGAAATCACGCCAGACTTGTGGCAAACCACTTACCAACTATGGAAAGGCTTATAAATGTCGGGCAGATTCGCATTTACAGCAGGCAACACACTTACAGCTGCACAACTAAACACCAACATCATGGACGGTGTTTTATACAAGACACAGGTCGGAACTTCAACAGTTTCACTCACCAGCAACGCTTCCTGGTCTTATGGTGCAGTCAACGTAACAAACCTATCTGGGTTCACAGTTAACCCTTACGTTGTAGCCACCGCCGAAGCCACAACCACAACCACGCCAGTCGTAACCCACGTCAACGTAACCAGCACAACCGCCATGACCGTTTACATGTTCCGAGTTGGTGCATCAACCGCATCAACCACCGTTCGTTGGTTAGCCATGCAAGCCACATCATCAACCGCCGCAGGAAGTTAATATGAAACTAATCAAAGCCACTTGCCAAACCCAAGGATGTTCTTACAAAGGAAAAACATCCGAGTTTGTTTCTGATGTCGAACTCACCCAGTGTGCTGAGTGCGGCAACATCATTACCGATTTAGTTATCGAAGAAGTAGCCAATGGATCAGCCGAAGAGACCGAGTAGCCAAACAGCCCTGTTACTCCAGTTAGTTCAGGACGTAGCAGACATCAAAGCCGGCATCACATCGGTTGCTGACCATGAGACACGTATTCGTGAGCTTGAGAAGGCTCGCTGGTCGAGTGCCTGGCTAACCGGGTTACTTAGTGCTGGTGTTTCATCCGTCATCGTCGCAATCATCATCAAATCAGTAGGAGCATAAACATGGCTAAAAAATACAATCTGCAAATCGATGCAGGAACCACATACTCAATCGGGTTTATTTACAAAGACAACAACGGCAACCCATTTGACCTAACCGATTACAGCATTCAATGCCAGATACGTTCTGTGTCCCCAAACGCTTTGATTCTTAGCCCAACCATGACCAAAGTTAGTGCTGAAGGCCTTATCACTTTGTCGTTGACTGCTGTTCAAACTGGCACACTAACCCCAATTCCTTACGTGTATGCGATTGAAATTAGTAGTGGTGCTGAGGTTATTCGTGTAGTTCAGGGTGATGTCATTGTTAGTGAAGAGATCGTCAAGTGATTGTAGAAGTTATTGCACCAGCACCTACTGTGTTGGAGATTACTGAACCTGACCCGAATGAGGTTGAGGTTTCTTATGTTCGTGGTTTGAAGGGTGACCAGGGGGAGCAGGGTATTCAGGGTGCTACTGGGGCGACTGGTGCTACTGGTTCGACTGGTGCGACGGGTGCTCAGGGTTCTTCTGGTGTTGTTTCGGTTACTGCACCGATCACTAACACAGGCACATCTTCAGCTGCTGTTTTGGGTATCGACCAGACAGGGCTAACGCTGGCTCAGTCGCAGATTACTGGGCTTGTTACAGCGTTGGGTGCTAAGGCTGCACTGACGGCTAGCCAGACCTTTACAGGGACACAAAGTATTTTGACTGGTGCAATCGGTAATACAGGTTTAGTGGTAAGGGCTGCTGCTGGTCAGACAAGCAACCTTATTCTTGGTCAAGATTCCAATGGCACCAGCATTTTTAGGGTTCGAGAAAATGGTCGTGTGGCTGTTGGAACATCTGTTTTTACTGCTGGCTTTTCTGTTGATTTAACTAATATCGGTGCGGCACAAATCGGCGCTGTTATTCGTGGTGCTGCGTCTCAGTCTGCGAACTTTTTTGAGATTCAAAACTCAGCCGCTTCAGTGATTACTCGTGTTGATTCTGGTGGAATCCTTTGGAACGATGGTGGCTTTAGGCTTGCTGGAAGCAACTTCTCAACTGCGGCTGTCAATGGTGGTGCTTACGTTCAGTTGTATAAAGCAACTGCTGTTCAAGCACCTGTTACGGCTGGCTATGGTCGCCTATTCTTCCTAAACGGAACTAACGCCAACACGCTCAAACTTGTTGTAGTTGCTGGAAACGGTGCTGCACAAACCATCATGGATAACATCCCACAGTAAGAAAGAAAGATAATGACCGAGTTCAACATCCCAACCGAAATGAAAGAACAACTAATCGCTGAACGCCTACAAGCACTCAACTTGGAAGGCTACCAGCATGAACTGAACAAGAAGGCTGCTGAAGCAGTAGGCAACTTGGAAGCCGCCGCACAAGCTGACGAAGCGATCACAATTATCAAGAACGCTATTGCTGTTCACGAAGCAGAACTAGCATGAGAACCAGGCACCAAGCCATGAAGATTATGAAGTCTTTTGTTGGCAAACCACGCTCGGCTTACCCTTGGCTCAAAGGCCGACCAAACCTTGGCGACTGTGCCGCAGGTTATGCCCGAGTGGCCACCGGTAACACCAACAAAATTATTTGGGTTTCCGAGCTTGTTCGACTAATGAAAAAGAATGGCACTTGGAAAAAGGGTCAGCCTAAGATGGGCGATGCTGTAATTTACGATTGGAATGGTGATGGTGGTTGCGATCACGTGGCCATGTTCCACAGTAAAACCAAGAATGGTTTATGGGTGGCGTTTGGTGCTAACCAGGGGAAAGATAATGTTGTTACCAAACTTTTGACAGGTAAAGGTCCTATTTTGGGATGGGGAACTCCTTTTGAGTTTGAGGCTCCTGAACCTGCTGTTACTGAGGTTATTGGTTCTGATGGCCCTGAGACCGATGTTTCGGTTATGCCGCTCCGACCAGAACACTATGA